GATTATTATAGTACGTTAAAGTGTGCCCGTCTGTGCCCGAGATACTACGAGTACGTAAGTCACCTCTAGCCCAGGTCTGACTTACTTGGAAGTTATCCACTAGTATTTCATCATTAGATCCTCCCGTGCCTCCAGATGCAAATATCTTGAAACGGGTTCTAGAAGCTCTGCTCCTATCTGCCAAATATAAGGTTGTACTAAAATTTAAGAATCCGGAAGACGTAGGTGAAGTGTATATGTACCCCGGCATAGTATACCCTGCTGCTACGTACAAATCAGACACTAAAGCATACGATGCCTCTGTAGTCCAGGTGCCGTCTCCATTATCTGTCTCTACAACTAACTTCTGAGTACTGCCTGTAACTATTCTGTAATCGAACTCTATGCTATACTCTCTATTAGCAAAAGTGTTAACGTCAATAAAGGCCCAATCTAATATGCCCGAGGCTTCCACTCTTAAACACGTATCGTGGGAGGTGCTGCTTGAGTCGTATACTGAGGTGAGTGTTGTACCGGCACTCCCGTACCATGAAGTGGTTGCACCTGTAAAGTTGCTATTAACCCCCTCGACTAGCTTCAACTCTTCCGAGCCTTCATACATATATTCTAGTACTATATTATGGGCATGAGCAGTAGGACGAGGGAGTAATACAAGAACAGCATCCAAACGGTATCCTGCTCCCCCACTTATAGTAGTATAACTTTTCAAAGCCCCTTCAGGGGTTAGTTCTATGGAGTTAAATGACGCAGGTACTAAACTACTAGGGTAGTACGCGTAGTGAGGGACTTCTCCCGCCATAGGGGTATGATTAGTAGTAAATAATATAGTAAATAGTTTGGTAACGTTACTCCACTGCACGGATACATTATGAGAATGGCCCACAGAACTACTAGTTACGGCGGATATAGTTAGCCCAGGGGTTTCTAATAAGGAGTATAGCTCTTCGTCTGTAAGTAGTACCTCGTGTGCGTGAGGGACGGAGGCGGGCCCTACTACTGCTACCCCGTCTGATAGCAAAGGAGGCTGTGCAACCTCTAAATAGACTCCGTCAGCATAATTATACCCCATACCTTGGGTAGCTTCTGCATTACTAATTTCAAGTATAGACCCCGTACCATCAGTCTGAAGAATAGGCTGGGACACTAAAGAGATGCTGTTAGTACTTGCGGTTGTGGTAATTTGGGCACCATCGCCTAAAGCACATACTTCAGCATTAGTAAGGGTTACTTTATGCGAGTGGTTATGTGTAGCCTCTGGCTCAAGTCTTAACCCCTCAGGGGCGGCTATCTCTTTCCACTCAGTATTATGGTTTACATACCAAGTACCCCCAGCAGCCGCACACGTAGCACAGTCGTACTCCCCCCAGCTATTCCCAAAGCTAAGGCAGTCAGACTTGCTATCTTGGTAGGCTGTATCAGTACAAGTCCCTGCCACTACAGTATTATCCGCTAGTTTACAGAAGTTATCTAAGAACCTGCCATAGGTTCTTTTTCTGTTGACCTGTACACCCACTAAATCATTATAATCTCTAGTTAGCCCCGATATCACCCCTCTAGCATCTCCAGACGCCGTAGTGGTGATATTGGCTAAACTCATACTTGGTCTAGGTATTTGTTTAGACCCTGTGGCCTCAAAACCCTTAACCTCTATCGGATAAGGGTAGTATACGTCTCCTTGCCATATGATTTCTCTGTCGATATTATTTGTACCAGCGTGAAATCGCAGTATATCTGTATTCCCTATAGAAGGTACAGAGCCTACATCCACAGTAAATAGCTCAATTAAAGCATCCGTATTAAGGGACGACGATATTTGAGATATAGTGGACCTCTCCGCGATTTGTACTAAGGATTTACTCATAGATCATGTACTCTAGTGAACTTGGCTTGCACAGTTAGTACACCTAGCTGAGGGTACGACACGCTCCAGTTATTTACAATTACTTTAATAGCTTCTGTACCATAAGGGGGTGTCCATGTAATGGCTTGGATACCTCCAGTACTGTCAAAGAAATTAGTTAATTTCTCTCCATCTGCTTGTTTGCGGTTTTTCCACGTTAAGTCCCAGGTTTCTGTTATAGTATTAATACCGTCACGAGACCTTTGCATATACCCATCCCCAAATTGGGCGGCCAAAATACGGGGCTTCATGTCCTGCTTTAGTGCCTTATCTGGGTTAAACCCTACTGTTACATCATAATTATATGCCATATCTTAAATTTCCGAAAGTATTCCACCAGGTCTCTTTTCTTCCATAAGAACCTGCTGTACTTGTCCTGCAATCATATCGCCTAAAGCTTCTATGTCGCCCCCGTTATCCTTACTGGAAGAAGACTCAGCCTTCGCAGTACCTTGTTCCATATTGATGGTGACAGCTACATTATTGTACACTTCCCCACCTGAACCCCCTGGAGGGGTATTCTGTATAACTGGAATAGACTTACCGTCTGGTAAAGGTACAATTGCTTCATTGTGCTTACCTTCCCCTACTAAACCTAAAGTAGGTTTATTTACTAAACCTCCATTAGCGAAAGCTTTGAAGCCTCCAGCAGCAACTCCGCCATTTGCGAACATTGCCCCTACTAACAGGTCTACTCCGGTATCTACCGCTTTACTCATCAATACATTACCAATGCTAAAAGCGATGCTGGATAGCATTGTCTTCCACTCAAACTTACCAGTTCTAAGAGCTTCGCCCAATGCCATTTTCATGCTACCAGCTGCAATACTATTTATCTGGGTCATCTCAATACCAAATTGATGAGTAAGTTTGCCAAAGTCTGAGTTATTCATCTTCCAGTCTCTAGCTCTTTTATCTCCTGCTGCTTCGTTGTCTTTTGCTTGTCTATTTAAAAAGTCAGTACCTGCAGCAGAATTATCTGCCGCATACTTTTCCGCATCCTCTTTACTAAAGCCATTTCTTGAGGCGTCTCCTAGAAGCTCCGCTCTGCTAGTAGCTTGAGCTTCTATACTAGTAAGTATACTGTTTAAGGTTCTATAGCTATCAGCACTTATAGTAAGTTTCTCAGCCTCTGATATCTTACCATCCTCTCCTATACCTATTAAGAGTTTAGTGGTAGCTGCGTCTTCGCTTAGGTATCTTACCTGAGCCTCTGCTGCCGTATACAAGTCTTTAAATATAGCAGCTTTATCCGGAGATATATAAGCTTCTGGGTCTCCTCCCGCATATTCAACTAACCCCGTGGAAGGGTTGCGAGTAGCTGAACCGCCTAAAGCTCTTAATAAAGCTTTTTCACTTTTATTAACATGAGCTAACTCAGTGTCGCCGTTGCGTCCTCTAGAAGCAAGTCCGCCATTTGCGAACCCGAACATTCCTTTAGTCTTAGAATACCCATTTTCTGCTTCTTCCGTCCAGTACTTATCAGCGTCTGGGCTAAGTAGTCTACCTAACTCGAAACCACCCCAACCTGCAAGTCCTACAAGTCCTACAGTGCCTCCCATGGTAGGCTTAGCGCCCATGAATGACCCTTGTAATCCGAAAGGCATTTTTCCAGCCTTCCACCATGCACCAGTACTTCCTTTAGAACCGAAGGCGCTTTCAAACATTCCGTTTGGTAACCACCCTTTACCCATTCCTTTAGAGTTCATTAAAAATTCTGCGAATTTAGCCGCAGAAGCTCCAAGACCAAAGTTAGTCCAGTAATCCTGGTTAGCCTTGTTAGCGTCTTTATCAATTCCCCACGTATTTTTGTAATTCTCATTAGCAGCTTTACCACCGTTAGAGAACTTCTTCATAGTTATAGGGTTAATACCTTTAGTAGGTACAGAATCCATAACACTTTGCTGTTCTTCGTTAGACTCCATGTACCAGTCAATTAACTCTGCTATAGAGAGTCCGATACCTGCAGGACCTAGGCCCCACTTTAGGAATGACTTACCGAATCTAGCTGCATTAGCTCGCATAGAAGGTCCGCTGCTTCTAGGGATACCTGCCCCTTTGAAAGGTAGCTGTCCTTGAGGGAACAAGTCTAGTTGACCTGTACCTCTATTAACATTAGCTAAATCTTTTACAAACTGTTTCTTCCACTTATCAGAGTATACATTCTTAGAGTCTACACCCGGTAACCCTGGTTGATGGCCTGCGCCTTTCAACCACTTCTGGTCAAAACCTTGGTTACTCTTAAACAACGAAGACTGTGTAGCTTTAGGCTTCCCGAAGGCACCTCTAGCTTCTTGTTCCCCTATAGTCTCAAGTACATTAACACCGTGCAACGCAGCCATAGACTTCCAACTATTAAGAGCCTGAGTCCCCCCGTTCACACGCTTATTAATACCGTATCCTTTCTTATCTGCAAACTTACTTCCAGTACTTGTTTCTAATGGGTCGATTTGACTAATGTTTGGGTTGGTATTCAGTAGCTTGTTTAGTAACTGTAGAGAGTTTGGACCCCCTTTAGGGGCGTTCATACTTATAGAAGTTACTTTAGTACCTGTCTTATCTAATGTGTAGGTTAAAGAACCTTTAACCCCATTCTTAGTGCCGGAGACTTCCCCTGCTCTCCACTTATCTGCAGGGTAATGTTGCATAGTTACACCTTTACTAAATCTACCGTCGAAGATAGCCTTAGCGGAGCGCATATTATACTTACCAGTAGGGCCGCCTTCTGAAAATCTAGGTACTCTATCTTCGTTAATTGCTTCGATTAGCCCTTGATGCTTCTTGGTCGCGGCTGCATTAATTACATACTCACCATTAGACAACCAAGCCGGAATCTTATCTTCTTTAGGACCGCCTGGTCCAGCGATGTGTCCACCTGCAGCAAAGGTATTAGGCACTTTATTTGCCTTATCACCTAAGGTAGAGGTTACCCCCGCGCCTGTTGTAAGTTCTTTAAACTTATTGGAAAGTGCTAGTACCTCCATCCCCAGTGTTTTAAAAGGGTTTGCCAAGTCTGCAATAGCCGTAATGGTATTAGTTATACTACCGGAAACCTGTGGAGATAACCTGTGGTCTATAGAAGCCAATAAAGAAGCTGTAGTTACCAAACTCTTGGCACTTTCTTTTGCTCTATATAACTGCTCTGCAGCTATAGCTTCCGCCTTAGCTAGTTTATCCTTCTCGAAGTCGGATAACATAGCCTGCTTAATCTCTGAAGCACCTTGATCAATGAGCTGGTCTCCCAGTCCTCTCCAAGTGTCGTTCCAAAACTCGTTGTACCCGTCTTCCCCGTATAAGCTGTTGTCCCCTTTTAGATTTTCTGCCATCCTGTCTATAGGGTCCAAGAAGGCTTCTTCCCACAAGTCTGCTGCGAAAGTAATGCTGTCTCTGAAGTCCTCCTGGAACTCCACAAATCTATAGTGCATTTCATCACTGAAAGCACTTCCTGCAGCAGAGGCGCTCTCTTTGCTAGTAAATACAGAGTCAGTTTTGTATACTTCTTTAGTTAGCTTGTGTTCGTCTTCGAAAGTATCTAAAATACGTTTACGATTTACTAAGAACAACTCCTGCTGCTCTAATTGTAGGGTGCTTAACTCTATCCCCGAAAGGGTCTTAGTGTTAAGGTCGTCCCCTGCCTTAACTATAGTATCCTTAACATTCTTTATCTTCTGTTCTATAGACAGGTACTTCTTCTGGTAAGAAGCTGTCTCTGCTAATTTCTTAATTGTAAGAGTATTAATACTGTTAAAGAACTCATACTCTTTTGAGGCAACGTCTAATGCTTTATCTGCCAAGGCACTCTCTGCCTCTCTCTGTGCGTTTAAATCAATATAAAGGCTTAGGTACTCTTTCTCTACTCGTAGCTTCTTCTGCTTTAAAGACACTATAGCTGCTTCTTTGGATAGAGAGTCCTGTAGCTCTTTGTTACCAGTTTCTTGTGCTAGTGAGTACTTTAACGATGTCTCCCACGCTGCTACTTCTAGCTTATTTGTTCTATCTTGCAGATCGTACCTGGTCTTCTGGCTATCAGTATGCAGGACTCCGAAGTCGTAGATCTCTTTGTGTAGGTCCGCAGTAGCACTGTAGTGGCCAGTTTCTTTCGCCATCTTATTACTTTTAACTTCTACGATCTCCCTCTCTTTAGCTAGACGTAAAATTTGCCCCTCTACCTTGTACTGTGCAAGGTATAGGTCTAGTTTTTTGGTTAGACGTGCTTCTTCAAACTGCAGGAATATTTGGCGATCCTGAGTCTGCTGAGCACTAGGTTTTTTGCCTCCAGTTTCTGCATAAAGTTTCTTCTTCCTGTTCTCAAAGTCAACTAAATCTTTTGCTGCTTTATTAGTATAGTCCTGGAAGGACTTAGTAGACCCGTGATTAGCTCTACTAATTACGGCGTTCTCTTTTGAAACAGTCCCTGCAGCTTCTTGTGCTGCTAATAATGATCTGTCTAGCTCTAATTCTTTTGTCTTTATGTCTAAAGTGTTTTGGAACGCCCTGTAATTCTTATTTAGAAGTATGTTGCTAAGGCCATGTAACTTGGCTTGCTCTGCTTGTATCTTAGCCCCAGACTTAAGGATACCTAGTCTGATCTCCTCTCTTTTTGCCTGGGACAGTTCCTTCGCAGGGTTTAGTAGAGATGCTTCAGCTAACTTCTTCTCGTGCTCTAGTTTTTTAATATTGGTGTTAACCTGTGCGTCTTCGTGTGTCATTTTCTCAGAAACACTTTGAGCAGACTCAAAAGGAGCGTAAATTTTTGAAAGTCTCCCTTGTTTAGCGGCTAAGTCATTAAGATCTGAGTACTCAGCTCTTAGTTTAAATAAAGCCATCTGCAAGGCTTCTACAGCTACTTTTGCCTCGTTGTGCGTCTCAGCACCTTCTAGAGCTATAGAAAGCTTGCTTCCCTTCAACATACTATCTACGTGTTTTGCTAGACCTACCCAAGACTCGGTAAACTGCTGTAGATTTAACTTAGACAGAATAGTTTTTAGTTCCTTAGAATCTTTTGCAGCGTCTAACGCAGGTTTCAGTTTTGTGAAGTCTCGAAGAAGGAAGTTATCCTTAGCTACAATATTATTCTGGCTATCAAAAGAACGCTTTATTAGCGCTTTAATATGCATAATATGCATGGCACCATTATTACTTTGGCTATATAGGTGCTCGGAGACCGCGTCTTTAATTATTTTTTTAGCCTCAGGGGTGTCTAAAGACGAAGCGGTGTCCCCCTTCAAGTTATACTTACTTTGGTAGTAAGAGGCGCCTTGTGATAACTCTACTTTCTTCTCTTCCTTAGGTGAGTATATACTATCAAAAGCAGACGCGGCGGCCTTCAAGTCCTTAGACA